CCCCCGACCGGTAACAGCTCCGCCAATACCCGAATAAAACGCTTCGCCACCGCCATTGGTTTCCCAACGCCCAGCAGATTTTGAATCCGCTTTTAGCGCCACGCCTGGGAAAACAGCTTGGTATTCTTCTGCGTCAATAATATCTCTGACGCGTCTACCGAAACGAAAGGCAAGTTCAGCTGTGTGAGTAATTTGCATGACTTTGAGTTTTGGATTTTTGCCAAGAACCCAGGAAGGGAAGTAAGTGCTGGCAAATTCAGACTTCGTGTGTCTGGGTGGCATATTAACAATAAGCCGTTTCAGCTCGCCGCGTGCGACTCGTTCGAGCTTCTCAGCAAATATTTGGTGGTGTCGACCTTCAATAAAGTCTGGCCACATGTGTCTAACATACGTCAGAAAGCTTTCTGCGCCATTGCGTTGGAGTTGTTTAGCGTTTAACGCCTCAGTTAGTTCAATTAATTGCTTAGTCGCATCAGGGTATTGCTCTGCTAAACGTTCCAAGTCAATGTCTACATTATACGTCGATTTAGTTCCTTTTGGCATTTATTAATGTGCTTCTTTTTAGCATTAGGGTTGTTTATATAGTCTATTAGGTCCTTGGTCGAGGTACCTTTCATCCAATGATAACGGACCAAGGTCTTGCCGGTCCTACGGTTAAAGAGCTTTTCTGTCGGTTTAAATTTAATCGGCATTTTCTTTATTGTGCGTGATGTTTTTGCACCACCAGTAAAATTCACTTTCTCCCAAGGTATGTTTCATTGTATTCACTCTTTGTGTCACCAACTGAACGTTACCTATTATATAGCCTTTATTCGGGTCTTTTCTATCAATACTCACATTAAAGTCCTGTTTGCCTTCGCCACCGTGCCACGTCATAAAGACACCCGATAATGCACATTTTCCATTTTGTTTTCGCCAAATATTTTTAATATTATCCATATCGAGTTCCCATTCCATGTCTTTCCGCGCATTTTTGAGTTTTGAAAAAACCACAGCAAGATAGGATTCCGGGCTATGATTCCTTGCCGCGTTTCTTTGAAAGGAGGTACAGCGTCTACAAACGTTTCGCTTGCCAGTGTATTCTTCTTGGAGAAGTTCTCTTTGGCAGGTGACGCAAGTTTTTTTCATATAAAAAATTTTTCCTTCGACCAGGGACTCCTAGACCCTTTTTGTTATATAAAAGGGATCAAAAAATGTCAAATTTTCTGAATATTCTGTACCCGTCTGTTTTCTTCTCTTTAGAAGATAGTAGACAAGCTAGCAATAGGGGGGGATGGCCTATGGCATCATCTCACTTCGTTCGATTCATCCCCCCCTATTGCTAGCTTGTCTGGGCGACCGACCTGAGTAGCAAGCAAGTTTGTAAGTTTGTTCTTTTATAGATAGAAAAGACAAGCAAGTGCTTGCTTGTCTTTGGGCGACCGATTTAAGTAGCGAGCGCCTGATCTGAATAGTCAGGCGCTCTGGGCTAGGTTAATGTGTTCTCCATACTCTAACAACACCTGAGCCAATGCTTCTTGAAGTACATTTCATTCCATGCTTTATAAAAGCGCTTCGAACATTTGCCTTTGCTGAATAATACCCATTAATCTGTGCTACTAATTGATCTGGAAGTATGAAAGAATCGCCAATTTCTAATTGAACAATTACTTCTTCCATCTCTTTCCTAACTGGCGACATTGGCACTCCCCAATGTGCTCTTTCAGTTATAGGAATGTTTTTGTTTATAACTATAGTCATTGTGTTCCCCCGATATGATTAAGTTGAGTGTTAGTTACCCCATCTCCAAGAATTTGCTTGATGTCCCGAAGTTTCATTGCTGAGTCGGGTGCAGTCCCTTGTTGTTGGTCTACCAACAGTTTGATTAACCCCATGACCAACTCCACATCTTGTGATGAGATATTAGCCGTAAGAGCCATGACTGGTATGTCATTGTTTTCTATTATATTTGGCATATTGCCTCCTTTGTTATAGGTACTCTTTATTGAGTACATATATGATAGTACTAAATAGTTCTAAATATGTCAAGTACTATCTTATATATATCCTTTAATAATACAGCTTGACATATGGGATAACTCAAGTAGAATTGTATACATAATCAATAAACAAAGGAGGATATGATTATGAGCAACGTACACAACACAGCACAGGAAGAACACATCATTGATGAGGTCTACAATGACAACAGTCAAGAGATGCAGTTAATGATTACTGGCGTAATGCTTAGCTTTAGATTAGACAGAGATATGGCTTTAATGAAGATAGCAGAGATGCGTATACAAGAATGGAGGGAATCACATGACTAACATAATTCACGCCATTGAGGCATTAGCAATTCTTTGCACCATCTTCATGCCATTTATAATCTACAGAGTATGGAGGACAACAGATCAGATTCTATTTGTTCTGTTTGCTAGTCTTTATACTGTCGTCTGTGGGTTTGTTTCAGTCATGGCAATCTATGGTTTTGTAACTTACCTTTAAAAGTTGCCTCCGATCCCCCGTCAGAAATGGCGGGGGATTTTTTATTGCCCCTTGACTTTTGCCTCCAGCGCAGGCCTACACTTTCTTTTAGATAGAAAAGACAAGCAAGCGCGATGCTTTGCCTAGCCATCGCTTCGCTTTGGCCCGGCATTGCTTGTCTTTCCCCCGCCGAAAAGACAAGCAAGCAACTTCCTCCCTGGGCAGCAGGCCGTAGTTCTTTTAGATAGAAAAGACAAGCGAGCAGTGGCCTGAAACGCCTCGTCGCTTGTCTTTTCCCGCCCGAAAAAACAAGCGAGCGGTTGCACTATGTATGGGATATATGGTATACTGTTCAGGTATTCATAAACAAGGAGATGAAAATGAAACAAATGAACGAAGAAAAGCTGTTTGAAATAACAGAAGAAGCCGTTGGTAAAATGATAGAGAATCTTCAAGATTCTTTTAAGAAAGAACACAAAACTGTCAATGGTTTCCACATGGTTGAATTTTTAACCAAACACTTTATTGGCTACGCTTTGCATGTTTTTGCAGACGACCATGAAGAAAGGCAGATGGTATTAGCGACAATTGCTGAAGCAGTTGCTCATGCAATGGCGAACGCATTAGACGATATTACCGACGCAGAGGCAAAACAAATTAAACACTAGCCTCCTTGTTATTATAGTGTTGGAAGGGCCACCGAAAGGTGGCCTTTTTTATTACCTATTGCTACATTCCACTCCCCTGCGGTACGCAGCTCTTTTAGATAGAAAAGACAAGCAAGCATTAATGCTGTTGTGATGGGTTGTATCACAACAATGCTTGCTTGTCTTTGGGCGACCGACGGAACAAACTAGCTTGCATTTGTATGGGATTTTTCGTATAATAATAGAGTGGCTTAGCGTGCTATGTGTGTCTAGTAGATAGGGCGCGATTAATTGGGGCAATGAAAACACACTACAACCCCAACCTCACAATTTAATAATAAGGAGTACGATATGGGAATGGACGTATATGGATTGAATCCAACAACAACTGCACCAGCTAGACCTGAACATGATGACTTTGATTCTGAGGATTGGAAAGCCTACTTTGATGGGCAATCTTTATCTGGTCAATACTTTAGGAACAATGTTTGGTGGTGGCGACCGCTTTGGGATTATGTTGCCAACCTTTGTTCTGAGGTTATCACCGAAGAAGATTTTGACGCAGGACACCACAACTCTGGGCATGTCATTGACAAAGAACAGTGCGAGTATATCGCTGAACGATTAGCGCACGAACTTTTGAACGGTGGCGCTGAGCAATATAAGAAAGACTATGAAAAAGCTCTTTCCGAATTGCCTTTAGAAGAATGTACACTTTGCAACGGCACTGGACAAAGAGATGATGAGTATGTCCAAGGCGAGTGCAACGGGTGTGATGGTAAAGGAGAACGCAAGAACTTCGATACTAGCTATCCGTTTGACGTGGACAATGTTCGAGAGTTTCACAGCTTTGTCAAGAACTGTGGAGGGTTTGAAATCTGCTAAGGCTTGAAGTGAGCAGGTGGTTCTGGATCTCGTTAAAGCTATAGCTTCCACCTAGCCACTTCTACCAAGAACCCCCGACAGAAATGTCGGGGGTTTTTTTGTGCCTGATCCAAAACCTGCCGGCAGCTCCTCATCTGGGCAGGTTTCTTTAGATAGAAAAGACAAGCAAGCAAGTCTTTTCTGCCCCGCCGATCGGAGAAGCAGGCAGCTCCAGGGCATCCATATTTTCTTTTAGATAGAAAAGACAAGCAAGCCCACCTGGCAATGCCGTGGGCCCATTGTCTTTTCTCCCCCCGAAAAAACAAGCAAGCCCAGTGATGAGCTGCCTCCCAGGGGGCCCAGCTCTTTTAGATAGAAAAGACAAGCAAGCAGGCCCGATGCGCCTCTTCATTGTCTTTTCGCCGACCGGAAAAACAAGCGAGTCCTGCTTCCCTGGGGCCGCTGCGCAGTGTTTTTCCTCAGAAAAGACAAGCAAGCAGTTGTCCACAGGATATCCACAGGTTATTCAATGACCTTGGTCCAAGCTTCTTCAAACTCGGACCAAGAACCCTGGTCAAAGGACAAAAGAGCAGGTGTTTTTAGTCCCTGGACGACCAACGACTCTATTTGATCAGCCGAAAAGAGATACAAGCCATATTTTCTAGGGTACTTCTTCGAGAGACCCTGGACTAAGATAAAAGCCGGGGCGTTTTCTCTGAGCTTGTGGTACGCAATTTGATGAGGGGAGAAGGAAACTTTATTACTTTCGGTTACTTTGAGCTCAGCTGTGAAGTAAACACCCCCTGGAGACACGCCTAAAACATCAGGAATGCCCTGGTTTGTCCATGATTCTATACGAATGAGCTCGAACGACTTTAGATTCGCTCTAACTTTTTTCCAAAACAAAGATTCTTTTTTCGCCACAGTAAGGAAAGTATACCAGAGTAGTTGAATATATACGATAGATAGTATATAATTATGGGACAATATTAACAAAATATAAGGGAGTTTAATATGAAATATAATATTGATAATTTAAATGGAGAAATGCTGGGCCGTGCCTGTGCTTTCGCCGCAAAAGGAGATGTACGATTCTATTTAAATAGTGTCTACATTGAAAAAAGACCTGCTGGTGGTGTCTACGTTGTTGCCACCAACGGACATTATCTTTGTGTTTATGAAGATAAAGAAGCGTTGCCTGAAGAAGGGTTTGAAGAGGTTATTTTGGACGTCTATCAACCCAACTCAAAAAAACTGCTTCCTGTTTTCACACAAATGAAAAAAACGGATTCAGAAAGAGTTGACTTGTTAAACTTAGATGACTCTGAAAATCAGGTACACATAGTCAGAACCGTTGATGAAGAAACTGTGACTGATAGAGTATATGTCCAAAACGGACACTACCCAGATTGGCAGCGTGTAATCGACTCTAATCTTAATCTAAACACACCAACTGGTTTTAACACACGATACTTAGCTAAGCTTAAAGACTTCATACTTAAAGGGGAGAACAAAAAATTCCCTATTGTGACGCTTGTTGCTGGCAGTAGCGAAGGCTCTAACATCTGGCAATCGGAACACGGTATTGTGATTATTATGCCTACAAGAGTTGTTGGAGAGTTTAAAATTAATGAGCTTGTTAAACCAGAAACCGTTGAGTTGGAAGAGGTGGCCCAATGAGTAACGGTGCAAAAGTTAAATGGAGAACGGACGGAAAACATCTGGTTTATCTTGGTTGGGGCAGGGGCAACGTCTCTTTTGAAATGGACGAAGAAACAGGGGAACCTAAAAACTGGGAAAACCTCAACCCAAGTCCCGACCCCAATGTAAACGACCTACTCATCAGTAGAGCACAGGCTATTTTTAGGAAAGATCAAAATGCTGGCTGAAGAAATAAGAGAAAAGCTTACCAAAGAATTGGCTTCTTCCTTAAATAAAATGCGCTGTGCAAAAACAGAATCGTTACAGCACGGCGAATACATTGGACAGGTCTCTGCTTATACAGAATTGTTGCTTTGGTTAAAAAGACAAAGTATATTAAAAAACGGTAAAAAGTAGATATGTTTGAACGACACGAAAATAATTTCTTCATTGTACACAAGGGAGAGAAACACAAACTAAAAGTTGGCGATCTTTTAAACGTACCCTGGGGAAAGACGAGTAAACAGCTGGCCTGTATAATAAAAATAACTGAAGCAGGGCTCCACATAAAGAAATACAAAGCCAGCAGTAGAAACTGGTCGAAAGTACCTGTTGTCTTATCAAAAGAACACCAAGAAAAAACAGAGTTTAGTCCTGGGCAGTTTGCTAACAGAGGTCTTTTAGTTAATAAATACAACTTGGGAGCTTTAATATTGGAGAAAAAGAATGACTAAAGTCTGGAGGAAAAAGGAGTGGGAAGAAATGGAAAAAGAATTAGAGTCTGATCCCGATTTCCATTGGTTTATAAAAGACATGTACACAGAAAACACACTAGAAAGACAACTGGATGGTCGTACTCCTTTTTTGAACATGTTTGAATACTACAGAACCTATCCAGGTTGGTTAAAAGAGGTTTATAAGAAAAAACGTGGCTGAGATTTACGACACTTTTGGGAAAAAACACGCCATGCCAGATAAAAAACCCGACAAAATTAACCCTCCTTACTATCGAAAAACCATAGAAGTTACCGACTTCATTATAGCTTATGCTTTAGACTTTCTTGAGGGTAATATTGTAAAATATATTGCTAGATACAAGGATAAGCACAAGAATGGCTTAGAAGATTTATATAAATGCAGATGGTATCTGGATAAATTAATTGAAGAAAAAGAGCGGGAGCGAAACAATGGTTAAAGAAACACACAAACTTATTCAAGACAATAAGACTAGAGAATATAAACTTGTTAGTAAAAGCGGGAAGACCATAGAGCTTGGAACAGGTAATTTAAGACAGGCAAAGAAGCGGTCTCTTATATTTCTACAAAACGAGAGGAAAAACAATGCTTAGACTACGAACATATTTAGAAGTGGACCAGGCTAATAATTTAATTGATGCCATCAACCAAAACCAACTACACGACTTGCTGCCTTTTCTTAGAATCGGTCTAAAAGGGGCAAAGAAAAGCTATCGTTTGTGTATTGATTGTCCGATAGACAGTCATCCAAGAATAGCTAACAAACTAGAAGACACTATGGGCCTAACACTTACTTGGGAAGAATATGACAACGCGACTAAACCAAAAGAAGCTGTTGGAATGACGCCTGAGTTTAAAGAATACGTCGACGAGCTACACAAAAAAACTATTCGGTAAACTGCGCCTCTTCTGCCTCTAGCAAAGGTTTATAGTCTCCTAACAACTTTTGTATTCTCTGTTTAATCTCGATTTCACTTAACGAATCCAGGCTGCCGGTACGAATTTCTTTTCTTTCCACATAAAGACCAGCTGCTCTACCTCTTTGAACCTCGGCTGAAACAGCTGCTGTTAAATTTCCTTTTTCGATAGACATGTCTCTTATATCAGCAAGTTTTTTAACGT